TTTGCCTTCTTTAAACACTTGCCTCTTGGTCCATGAATGCATGATTATACCCACCTTGCCTGACCATGCTTCAACATTTGACATGAACCCTCTATCCAATGCACACATGAATATTCTTTTTTTGATCTTCCTGTTTAGAGAATTATCCTGAAGCAAAGTGTTTATCTCCTCTTCACTTATTTTACTCCATGGATCAACTTTTGAATTAACATGATTCAACATAGAACATATAAGGTGATTATGCGCCATGTATATTTTCTCATATGAGTCATAGTTCCTCTTAATCAAATTCACTTCAAAATTCCTCTTAGCTCTCATAGATGATGTAGTGTTTTGTTCCTCAAGAATGTTAAAGGTTTGTATTATGTCTTGTGAACCAGGACCAAATATAACACCTTTGAATGATCTGTCTCTCAGTGAAAATAATTTCAAAATGAGCAGCAGCACACCCTTAATCTTGTCTTTCCTTTCACCAGTGAAGTTGTCTAATGTCTCATCTAAGGTGTCTTTAATCATTGGGTAATGTATCTTGATAATCTCAAAATCCCTCCCAACTTTACTTTCTAGTTCAATGGGGATGTGTTTGTTCAGCCACTTATAAGACAATAAATCTTCAACACTTTGTGTCAGTTTTGAATGTACCTTGTGTGTGCTTAATGTTTGGATAGTGAGTATCTCAAATGGATTCCTTGCAACATAATCGAATTTCATTGTGTCATGTTGAGTGAAGACATCATAGTCTGGTCCTTTGGGGTAAACAAACCTCATTTGAGATTCAAAGTCAAAATCCACATTCTCTTTTAATAAATCTTGAACACATTCAAAAAAGGTTCTGGATTCATCATTTTTGGTTCCAGGTATATAGAACACTTTAGCTGATACTGTTGCAGATACTCTCCCATAATATATTGATGCAGCAAGATTCTTTAGTGCTTCTGCTGATCCAGTTGTGTATAATTTTTGGACAGTCCTGAACTTGACCTCCTCAATAGTTCGGGGTTTCTTTATAATTAATATAGGATTATCTGACAACATGTTTTCTATATCATCTTTTGACATTGTTGCTTTATCCCTGAACCTCATTAATTGTTTAACAGGGCCCATCTTTGCTTCAATTCGTAACATACCTCCCATCACTGTGTCTCCATCCTCAAATTCAGCTAATGTCTCAACTAACCCACCCTTGATCATCTTATGTGAAGCAATAAATAGTCTCCGCTCTTGATCACTCATTATGTGCCAACTGTTCCTATAAAGCTTGTAATTATAGTACTCTGGACCGAACATTAGCATAAGGCTAGGGTTGAAAATTGGAAATCTACCCAATTGATAGCTGACTATTCGAATATCAAGCTTTGACAAGTCGTTTTGTCCACCTTCATTAGTGTGATAAATCTCTTCACAATATTTTTTATTAAGTATAGAAGACAGCAAATACAAATCTAGAGTTCCACCATTTTCCACTATTTGACGTGATGATGAGTATGATTCCTTCACCATCCTATAGAATGAGTCAGTGTTTGTTGGGTGAACTGAAGCTAGTGAGAACTTTATAAGTGCTGGCATAAAACCCATATTTGACACAAATAAAGAGTTAAATTCACCAACCAATGGATTTATACTTGACTTCACCATAGAACTTCTACAGTTAAACAAATATTCAGATATTTGCTGAGCTTTCATGAACAACTTTATCTTGAGTCTAACATATTCTGTTTTAGATAACTTGATTTTCTTTGGCGGCTGTAATTCAGGGCAAAACAAAGAATATGAATCATCTGATGATAGTAGATCACCATGATCATCTGACTCAGCACCAATGTCTTTACAGTACCTTTTATATATCTCATTCCTGAATGCAATCATTGCAAGGTGTAAATATGACGAAGTGAAATGTAAAAT